ACGCCACACCGCAGCTTGAATTGAACGGCGAACTGCTGGCCTGCTACCGGCGCAAGAGCGAAACGCCAGGATGGGACAGCGACACCTACTGGCCGCCTGAAGCGCTGGCTGCACTTGCCGCATAACGCCCGAGCTGAACCGGACCCAACGGCGCCAACGAACTGACAAGGAATGCTTGACTGTTGCCCGCCGTTGGGGCTCGGTTCGAGCAAAGTGTTAGGCAGCATCTGGTGGAGAACTGACCATGCCGATTAAGCCCGAGAACAAGGCCCGATACCCGAAGGACTGGAAGGACGTGCGCCACCGCATCCTGAGGCGCGCGAACTGGCGGTGCGAGCACCCGAACTGCCGCGCCCGCCACGGCGTGACCGGCTATTGGCGCAAGGGCCTGTTTCACCGGCTGCCCGATGTGCTGTGGGATGCCGGGTACACGGCTGGCGATGTGGTGGCCTGCGAGAACGGCGAAAAGCTGAAGATCATCAAGATCGTGCTGACCATCGCGCACCTTGACCACACGCCCGAGAACTGCGCCGATGACAACCTGCGGGCCTGGTGCCAGCGCCACCACCTGGCATATGACGCTGAGCACCACAAGATCACCGCCTACCGGACCCGCAAGGATGCGGCGATGACAGCGGACCTGTTTTGATGCTGCCTAACGTGGGAGCTAAGTTGACCGCGCGCCAGCGCGGGTCAACTTGAGCGACAGGTTAACCGGCTCTTTCCGAAGCGAGACAATGATTCACTACCACGGACTACCGATAACGCCAGCGACGGCCGCAGCCAAGGCGGTAGAGGCTGGGCACGCCTTTGTGAGCTACGCGCACGCAGACCAACTGTGCGTGGCCGTGGAGGTGTGCCAGAGCTTTGCGGTGGACAACGGCGCCTTCTCGGCATGGAAGAAAGGCGAGCCGGTGCAGAACTGGCGCGGCTATTACGAGTGGGCTGCTGCCTGCAAGCTAGTGCCCGCGTGCGACTTTGCCGTGGTGCCCGACGTGATAGACGGCGACGAGGCCGACAACGACGCGCTGCTGGCCGAGTGGCCGCTGCCGCGCTGGTTTGGCGCCCCGGTGTGGCACATGCACGAGAGCCTAGGCCGGCTTGAACGGCTGGCCGCAGCGTGGCCGCGCGTGTGCATTGGCAGCTCGGGGGAGTTCGCAACCATCGGCACTGCCGCATGGTGGGGCCAGATTGCCCGCGCGATGCGCGTGGTGTGTAACGACGAAGGCCAGCCGCTGGTGAAGCTGCACGGCCTGCGCATGCTGAACCCCGAGGTTTTCACGCGCCTGCCGTTCGCCAGCGCCGACAGCACCAACATTGGCCGAAACATCGGCATAGATCAGACCTGGCGCGGCAACTACATGCCGCCCAACAAAGAGATGCGGGCAGCGGTGATGCGCTCCCGGATTGAGGCGCACAACGCTCCAGCACGCTGGGCATTCACTGTGCCCGAGTACCAACCCGCCGACCAAGGAAGCCTGCTATGACCCTGACCATTGCCGTTCTCGTGTACGCCGCCGCCATGACGCTGGCTAACCTTTCCGTAGCCACCTGGGGGCCGTGGGTGAGCCCCATCAATGCCTTTGTGTTGATCGGGTTGGACTTGGCCTTGCGCGACTGGCTGCACGTTCGCCTGAAGGCTTGGCAGATGGGCGCCCTGATCGCAAGCACGGGCCTGCTGACCTACGCGCTGAACCCCGCAGCCGGAATGATTGCGGTGGCTAGTGCGTGCGCCTTCAGTGCTGCCGCGCTGGTGGACTGGGCGACGTTCGCTAGGCTGCGCGGCTCGTGGCTGTTCCGAGCCAATGGGTCGAACGTGGCCGGCGCTGCGGTTGACTCGCTGATCTTCCCGACGCTGGCCTTCGGCGCGTTGATGCCGCACATCGTCGCGCTGCAGTTTGTGGCGAAGGTAGCAGGCGGGGCGATCTGGGCCGCGCTGCTGGCACGCACGGTGCAACGAGACGCGCATGCCGGCTAACGCATAGGTTAAGCCGCCGCTTGCGGTCGGCTTGAACCGGTAGTTCGGCTGTGGCCGGAGCAAAAGGATTTCAGATGATGACCAACGACGAACTTGAGCGCGCGGTAAAGATAGCCGCCGAGTGCTTGGACGATTGCGCACCAATGTACCGAGAGCGGTACGAGATGCTGCGCAAGCACTTGGACGCCCTGCTTGCGGAGCAACTGCGGCGCGCGAAGGAACGCCCGGACTTGAGCGCGCCTCCGCCGCCAACTCAACCGGTGCTCGTGCCGATGATGATTCCTGCGCCGACTTGGGTGCCGCGCCCGCCATGGGAGCCGCCGTACACCGTGACCTGTGGTGCCGCGCAGTAAAAAGCCGAACACGTAGTTCTGCCAACTATGAAAAGTCGCCGCCACAACCGCAGCACAAAGCGCAGCCGCTGGGCATGGTGCAACAGCCCTGCCGGCCTGCGCCATCGCCGAGCGCTGCACGATGCTCGCTGCGAGGAACGCGCCGCATCACTGCCACCGATCCCGCCAGAGCCCGAGCCCGGCTCGCTGTGGCAGCGCGTGGTGGTGTACGGCTCGCACGGGCAAGTGATGCGCGAGATTGCGCTGTACGTGCCTGCGCGTGGCGTGCGCTGCGATCAGCACTGCGACGAAGCCGGGGCGCTGCTCACCGCCACAGAGGTGGGCCGGCAGATGGCCGCCTGGATCTGCAAGCGGCCGAGCATCGCGCTGCAGGCCCAGGAACGGGCCGAACTGGTGGCGGGCGCGCGGGAGGCAGCGCGCGCATGAGCCTGTGGCAAGCCATGTTCCTGGCCGAGCGTTACGGCCGCCTGACGCTGACGCTTGAAGAGGTGGCCGAGCAGATAGGCCTGGCCGCGTCCACGATCAAAAACCGGCGCACGGCCGGCGATTTCGCATGGCTCAAGAGCGACGGCCGCGAGCTGCGCGCTGACGTGGCGGACGTTGCGGAGTATCTGGCGCAGCAGCGGCGTACTGCTCGTGCAGCGATTCAATCGACACCACCACGTAGCGCGAGTGAATCTCATCCGAGCGATGCCCCGTCACGGCCTTCCGGGCGTCGGCGTCCAGCCCTCGCTCGCGCAGCGCAGACGTAGCCTCGCGCCGCATGTCGTGCAGGCGCAGGTCGGGGATGCCCAGCGCCCGCGTGGCGGCCGTCACGTTGTCGGTGAGGGTTTCTGGGCTCACCGGGAAGATGCGGCCATCGACGCGCGGCTGACGCTTCACGACATCCCAGGCCACGCCCAGCAGCGGCACCCACTCGTCGCGCGCTTCGATGCGCCGTGGATGCTTGCGCTGGCGCACCAGCACCGCTTTGCGCAGCTCGTCAACGTCGGCCCAGGCAATGCGGGCCAGCTCGCCGCGGCGTAGCCCGGTGACGGCCGCCACGCGCACCGCATCGGCCACCACCTTCTGCCGGTCATCCAGCCAGGCCAGCAGCCGCGCCAGCTCGTCTTCGGTGGGCCTGCGCGTGCGCCGGTTGCCGCCGCCGATCAACTGGCCGTAGTGCAGCAGCGGCCGGGCCAGCCCGACGACATCGGGCAGCGGCACGCGCAGATAGGCCCCGGTGTGCCTGATGGCCGTGCCCAGGGCCGACAGCTCCATGTTGACGGTGTAGCCCCCGGCGCCCTGCTCTTTGCGCATAGAGGCCCACTTCGCCAGCTTCTGTGGCGACAGGTCGCGCACGAGGTCGCCGCCGAGGTCTTCCTCCAGGTGCTGCAGCATGTAGTGCGTGTTGGACACCGGCTGCACCGGCCGGCCCAGCTCGGCGCGCATTTCCCGGTAGGCCAGCAGCAGCGCGGCCACGGTCATGGTGTCGGCCGTCACCGCCGGGCTGTCTGTGTCCATGCCCGACTCGATGCGCCGCGCCCATTGATCGGCCTCGGCCTTGCGCTCGAAAGTCTTGGTCATGGGCTTGTGGCCCTTGCGGCGGACCTGAGCCCGCCACTTGCCGCCCACTTGTATGATTGAAGCCATGCCGTAGCACCCCTGTAGCAGTCCAGTAGCACCCGGCGCGTGATTGCCGGTGATGCAACAGGATGACACAGGAGGGCCCGCGGTAGGCCCCACGTTCAAGGGCCGACCCTTCCCGCCGTAGTTCAGGGGAAGGGATTACTAGGGAAAGAGGCCCCGCCGTAGCACTTGGCGTAGCACTGAGCTACCGCCGCCGGCGCCACAGATCCCGCACCAGCACGGCCAGGCCGATGCAGACCAGCGCGAAGGCCAGCGGGATCGTGAGCGCCCAGCAGAGGGCGCGGATCACGGCTTGCGCAGAAGCTCAGTCTTCGCCGCGCTTCCGGCCGAGCTGCCGAAGTAGTAGCTCACCACCTGGTCGGCCTTGGCGCTGACGTAGCCGATCAGCGTGCCGATGAGGCCGGCCGCCACCGGATCTTTCAGGCCGCCGACATGGCCGGCCAGGACGAACCACACCATCAGCAGGAAGCCGCCGACGATTAGCCCGGCCAGCACGCGCGGGGTGGCCTTGTCGCCGGTCTTGATCTCGCGGCCCCGGGCGTCCGCGCGGTCGAGCTGGTGCAGCTTCTCCACGTCGATGTCCAGCTCGCGCATCCGCACCGCGAAGGCGCGGTCGGCCTCGCGCAGCCGGGCCAGCGCTTCACCGCCGCCGGCCTGCAGCGCGGCGGTGATTTCGCCCTCGCTGCCGTTGGGCTTGCCGAGCAGCGCATCGGACACAGCAGACGCCGCCATGCCGGCCAGCGGCCCGCCGAGTGCGGTTGCGAGGGTGGGCGCTACTGCGCCGACGATCTTTCGCCAATCCATCACATCACCCCTTGTAGAAGGTCAGCCACGCGCCGCGCCCAGCCCTTGCCGAACGTTTGCCACGTTGAAAGCTCCGTCATGAACCGCAGCCGCTGGCCGAGCATGTTCGCTGCCAGTGCCTGCGGGTCGCGCTCACGCACAGCCGCCAAGGTCACAGGCCCGATAACGCCATCGTCAGCCACGCCGACAGCCCTTTGCA